GCTGCTCGAGCTGATCGGTGTGGCGCTGGTGGTGCTGGCCGCCTGGTTCGTCTCGCCGGTGTTGGGACTGATCGCCCTGGGTGGGGCGCTCATCATCATCGGCTACCTGTTGGAGCGTGACTGATGGGCCTGTTCAGGCGTCGAGTCGAGGAGCGTGCGATCACGGCTGAGGACGTGATCTCGATGGTGAACGAGCGGCGGCGCACGGGGTCGATGCCGATGTCGGTGACGACGGACTCGGCGATGCGTCTGGCTGCGGTGTGGGCGTGCATCCGGCTGCTGGCGGGGCTGGGGTCGACGTTGCCGCTCGACCAGCAGCGGACCCGTGGTGGGATCACGGTGGACGTCCCGAGGTCGACGTTGTTCGATCAGCCGCAGCCGGGCGTGACCCTGTCGACGTGGCTGTACCAGGCGTGGTCGTCGCTGCTGACTGACGGGAACGCCTACGGGCTGACGACGGGGACGTTGGCGAACGGCTACCCGTCGACCGTCGAGCTGATCGACCCCGGTCTGGTGCAGTGGAAGGCCGACGAGGACCGGGGCTGGCAGGCGACGTTGGACAACAGGCCGGTGGACGTCTGGCCGAACGGTCCGTTGTGGCACGTGCCGATCTTCACGATGCCGGGTCGTCCGTACGGCCTGTCGCCGATCGGGCACGCCCGACAGACGATCACCGCCGGCTTGCAGGCGGAGCGGTTCGGGGCGGACTTCTTCACCGGTGGTGGCACGCCGAACGCCATCCTGTACGCCGACCAGGAACTGTCGATGGAGCAGGCGCAGGGGATCAAGGCTGCGTTCGCCCAGTCGACGGCCGGGAACCGGGAGCCCGCGGTGATGGGTGCCGGGTTGCGCTACGAGCGCATCCAGGTCAACCCGGAGGAGGCGCAGTTCCTGGACTCGCAGCGGTTCACGGTGGAACAGGTCGCCCGGATCTACGGGGTGTTCCCGGAGATGATCGGTGGTGCCACGTCCGGGTCGAACGTGACGTATGCGAACCGGGAGCAGCGGGCGGCGGACTTCCTCACGTTCGGCCTGTCGCCGTACCTGGTGGCGCTCGAGGACGGCCTGTCGATGCTGGTGCCCCGGCCGCAGCGTGTGCGCTTCAACCTCGACAGTGTGCTGCGGTCCGACCTGAAGACCCGCTACGAGGCCCATGCGATCGGCATCGAGTCCGGGTTCCTGACGGTCGACGAGGTGCGCCAGATCGAGGACCGGCCGCCACTACCGGAGACCGAACCGGCGATGCCTGACCAGCCGGTCGCACCTGACACGCAGGGGGTGGAGTGATGCCGTGGGAGATCGTCCAGGAGGATGCCGCCTGTCCGGTGGACCGCCCGTTCGGGGTCCACAAGGTCGACGACGGCGAGCTCGAGGGTTGCCACGCCACGTACGCAGAGGCCGACGACCAGATGTCTGCGCTCTACATGGCCGAGTCGGAGGGGGAGGAGCGCCAGGACAGCTACACGCCGCCCGAGGGTGTGCGTGTGGCTGCCCGGCGTGCGCTCGACTGGATCGCCGAGGGGCTGGCCGGTGAAGGTTTCACCGACGTGGGCCGGGCCCGTGCGGCGCAGCTCGCCCGTGGTGATGCCGTGAGCCGTGAGACGGTCGGCCGGATGGCGAACTACTTCGGCCGTCATGCGAGCGACCGTGAGGCCGAGGGCTTCAACCGGGGCGAGGACGGCTACCCGTCGCCGGGTCGGGTGGCGTGGGATGCGTGGGGCGGGGACGCCGGCCGTGACTGGGCGTCGTCGATCGTGGCGTCGGAGGAGCGCAACGGCGAGGAGGGTGAGTACCCGATCACGCCGAGGCAGCAGGCGCACTACGAGGCGGTCGAGTCGGTCGTGGAGCTGTTCGGCCAGTTCGGCCAGGGCATCGGCGAGGGTGGGGCGCACTACGTGGCCGAGTCGCCGTTCGCCGACGAGGGCATGGTGTGCTCGTCGTGCGTGTTCTACGAGGGGCCACGGGCGTGCGAGGTCGTCTCGGGTGACATCGACCCGGAGGGGATCTGCAAGCTGTGGATCATCCCCGAGTCGCTGCTGGTCGGCGTGGAGCCGACGGTGCCGGTCGAGGAGGCACCTACGATGGAGGTCGGAGGCGACGACGACATGGACGAGTACGAGCGCACAGCCGACGGTGTGAGCACCCCGGATCGTGAGGTCCGTCGGGTCGAGCGTGTGGAGCTGCGTGAGTCCGAGGACGGCCTGCCGGTCGTCGAGGGCTACGCCACGGTGTACGAGTACCGCTACGACATCGGTGGTGGCCCGGAGGCCGGCGGGTTCACCGAGGTGATCTCCCGTGGGGCTGCGGCGAAGAGCGCCCGTGAGGCGTCGGTGCCGCTGCTGGTGAACCACGACGGCATCCCGTTGGCGCACACCCGGTCGGGGACCCTGAGCCTGGAGTCGGACGACATCGGTCTGCGGATCTCGGCGACGCTCGATCCGAGCAACCCGACCGCACAGGAGGTGCGTTCGGCATTGGAGCGTGGCGACATGACGGCCATGAGCTTCGCCTTCACGCCGGTGCGCCAGTCGTGGTCGAAGGACTACAGCCAGCGGACGATCACCGAGCTGAAGCTGTACGACGTGAGTCTGGTCACGTACCCGGCGAACCCGTCGACCGTGGCGAAGATCCGCAGCGACGAGGACGCCGAGGCGACCGAGACCGCAGACGTGAAGCAGCCGGGACGGAGCGTCGAGCACGCCCGCCGCCAGCAGGCTGCTGATGCCGCCAAGAAGCGGCGCTAGTCTGTACGCAAGAGGACTGCGCCGACGATCGGCCGTCGACCACGCCGGGTTCGCCCCACCTGGTCGGCACCGAGTGTCACCCGGTCAGGACCATCCCTACGACTCCCTGTGAGGTTCCCATGTTGGAGCAGATCCGCTCCCTGATCGCCAAGGCGCTGGACGACCGTGAGGCCGCTGCCGACGCCGTCGAGGCCATCCTGTCCGCCGCCGAGACCGAGGGCCGCTCCGAGCTGTCCGAGGACGAGGCCACCAAGTTCGACGCCGCCCGTGCGGAGCTCCGGTCCATCGACGACCGCATCGACGAGCTCACCGCCCGTGAGGCCGAGCTGGTCGAGCTCGAGGCCCGCAAGGTGAAGGCCGACGAGGCCCGCAAGGCCCTCGGCGTCCCGACCGTCAAGGTCGGCCGTGAGGAGCGGACCTACCGCCCCGACTCGGACCACAACTTCATCCAGGACGCCTACCGGGCGACGTTCCTCAACGACGGCGAGGCGAGCGTCAGGGTCCAGCGGGCCCGTGCCGAGGCGCTGGTGGACTACCGGTCCACGACCGGCAACTTCGGCGGCCTCGTGGTCCCGCAGTACCTCACCGACCTGTACGCCCCGAACCTCGAGTCCGGTCGTCCGTTCCTCAGCAACGTCACCTCGGTGCCGCTGCCCGAGGCCGGCATGACCCTCACGATCCCGAGGGGCAACGGTTCGACGACGGTCGCCGCCCAGGAGACGCAGAACACGGGCGTGTCCAACACGACGATCCTCGAGTCGGACCTCACGGTCCCCGTGCGGACCTTCGCCGGCCAGCAGGTGGTCTCCCGCCAGGCCGTCGACCGGGGCACCGGCATCGCCGACATCATCCTCAGCGACCTGTTCGCCGAGTACGCCACCAAGGTCAACGTGTCGGCGATCTCCGGTGACGGCACCGGCGGTGGCCACTGGGGCGTCCTGTCCACCACCTCGGTGCAGACCGCAGCGTGGACCGGGACCACCGGTGCGTCGCTGATGACGTCGATCCACAACGCCGTGGGCAAGGTGAACAGCTCCCGCTACGCAGCGGCCGACCTGATCGTCATGCACCCCCGGCGCTGGGCCTTCCTCTGCGCCGCCTCGGACACCTCGAACCGTCCGTTCGTGCAGGTCGACGGGCCGGGCTTCAACGCCCAGGGCAACGGTGCGGCGGCCGGCTACGGCGTCGTCGGCAGCCTCGTCGGCATCCCCGTGGTGACCGACGCCGGCATCCCGACGAACCTCGGGGCCAGCACCGACGAGGATCGGATCATCGTGACACGCCGACAGGACGTCCTGTTCATGGAGGACGCCTCGGCTCCGGTGGGGCTGACCTTCGAGGAGGTCAAGGGCGACCAGCTCAGCGTCCAGATGGTGGTGTTCGGCTACAGCGCCTTCACCGCAGGCCGGTTCCCGGTGGCGACCTGCGTGGTCACCGGCACGGGCTTCAAGAACGTCCTGACCTGACGCTCTCGACGCTGCCACGTCCGACGTGGGGCCGGGTCGCCTTCGGGTGGCCCGGCCCTCGTCGTTGTCCTGCTAGCCTGCGGCGGTCACAGGAGGACGCATGGACAAGCATCCCGGCCGTGCGCTGCTCGCCTTCCCGAGCAGCGGTCACGACATCTCCACCCGGTTCCTGCGGAGCTACGTCGAGCTCGACGTCTTCGACCGTGAGCGGGCCGTCCAGGCGTGGGAGTCGCTCGGCTGCCCTGAGTCGCCGACACCGATCGACCTGCGCCTGCTGTGGAACTACGTGGCGATCGAGGCGGGGGCGAACCTCGCCAAGGCACGCAACCGGCTCGTCATCGAGTTCCTCGACAACACGCCCGAGGCCGACTGGCTGTGGTTCGTCGACTCGGACATGGTGTTCAAGCCCGACACGCTGCACCGGCTGATCGCCCGTGCGATCGAGTGTGACGTCAAGGTGCTCGGGGCGTTGTGCGTGATCGTGACCGCCGAGGGTGCGGTGCCCACGATGTTCATCGACGACCCAGATGCGGTGACCCGTGTGATGCTCGACTACCAGGACGGTGTCATCGGGGAGGTGGCGGCGACCGGGACGGGCTGTCTGCTGGTGCACCGGGACGTGCTCGAGGACATGCGCCTGAAGCGGGGCGGCTCGATCCACTCGTGGTTCGGGTACGACCAGTTCACGACCGAGGCCGGTGAGTGGGAACTGGGGGAGGACCTGTCCTTCTGCCTGCGGGCCCGTGACGCCGGCTGGAAGGTGTACGTGGACACGACGTTGCCGGTGGGCCACCACAAGGGCTCCAAGGTCTGGTGGCCCGAGGATGCCCGCAAGCAGCCGGTGCCCGCCGACTACTTCACCGGCGATGGGGACGCCCGACGGGACACGGTCGAGTGATCGAGTTCCGGCCGGGTCCTGACGCTGCCCGGTACCTGCTGGCCGCCGAGGGCAAGCGGGTGGCGTTCCCGTTCAATCTGCGGGTGCTGCTGCCTGCGGTGTGCGGTACGAGCCTCGTGAGATGGTGGGTGGCATGGGGCGTCTCGTGGCCGCTGCTCGCCGTTGGGGTGACGTTGTGGGCGCAGGGGCGTGGTGTGTCATGGCCGGTGGCTGTGGCGGCGGCGGCGCTCGTGGTGTCGCTGCCCGGTGTGCTGCAGCCGCACTCGGTGTGGCCGGTCGGTGTCGACCTGCCGGGGATGGCGCTGGCAGCCCTGTCGGCCGCCTGCTTCGCCCACGGCCAGGTCGCCGCCGGGTTGGCGTTGGCGTTGGTGGCGGTGCTGGTGAAGGAGCAGACGCCGGTGTGGATCGCCGTGTGGGCGTGGTCGCCGTTGCCGTTGCTGGTGCTGCCGGTGATGGCGGTCGTGTACCTGCGCCGGCGGCCGTTCATGGATCAGGTCACGTCGGTCCCGTTGTTGCGGCGGGTGCACGACCATCCGGTGCGCTCCGCATTGGAGCATCGGACGCAGGCCGGTGGCTGGCGCAACTTCTGGCTCATGGTGGCACCGTGGTCGGTGGGGGTGGCGGCCCTGTTGGAGCCGACGCCGCAGCTCGTGGTGGCGTTGGTGGTGGGCTACGGGGCGCTGTTGGTCGCCACGGACACGGTCAGGGTGTACCAGCCTGCCGCTGCGCCTGTGGTCATGCTGGCCGCCGCACAGGTCATCCCGGAGCGGTGGCTGTCGTTGGCTGTGGTTGCCACGTTCTTCTGGTGGCGTAGGCCGGTGCTCGGGTGAGGCTGTCGATCGTCATCGCCACGACCGGTCGGGAGACGCTCGAGCGGGCGGTGGCTTCTGCGGAGGCGTGCGCCGACGAGGTGGTCATCGTCGCCGACGGCGCTCGGGACGTGATCGCAGACCTGCACGTGGACCTGGGCTGTCCGGGGCTGGTCCGCAACGCCGGGGTGGAGGTGGCGACGGGCGACTGGGTGGGCTTCCTGGACGACGACGACGTGCTGGTCCCTGACCGGTACCGGGCGTCGGTGGACGCCCATCCGGCGGTCGACGTGGTGATCCACCCGCTGCTGCACCCGGAGCTCGGTCCGGTGCCCCGGCCGGGGTCCGATGCGATCACCCACGGCAACGTCGGGATCAGCTTCACGCTGAAGCGGTCCCTGGCGCTGTCTGAGCCGTTCATCGCCGGTCCACCCCGTACCGCCCGCATCGAGGACTACGAGCTCCTCAGACGCCTCTTCGACGCCGGTAGACTCATGGTGATGGCGCAGGAGATTGCGTACGTCGTCCGTCCCGAGGAGCACCGACTGTGGCGATTGTGAACGGCTACCTCACGATCGAGGAAGCGATCAGCTACATCGGCCGCTCGGAGGCCCGTGACACCCTCGAGGTCGAGGACTACGTCACGGCGTGCAGCCGGATGGTGGACCGCTGGTGCGGACGGCACTTCTACCAGCAGACCGCCACGAACCGGACCTTCGACACGACGGACGGCTTCACGGTCGACCTCGGCCCCTTCAACGACCTGGTGTCGGTGAGTGCGTTCGCCTACGACAACAACGACGACGGCACGTTCGAGTCGACCCTGACGGCGTCGCAGTACCAGCTCATCGACCCGGTGCAGGGTCAGGCCCCGGCGACGTGGCCGTACACGCAGGTGACGGTCCTCGCCCTGGGTGCGGTGCTGCCGATCGCCCCGGCCGCCTCGGGCCGTACCGGCCTGATCCGCATCACGGGGACGTGGGGGTGGCCGGCGGTGCCGATCGAGGTGAAGCAGGCGACCCGCATCCTCGTCGCCGAGATGGCGAAGCTGCAGGACGCTCCGATCGGCGTGGCCGGCTTCGGCGAGTTCGGGGTCGTGCGCCTCGGACGGCAGCTCCCGGCCCGTGCCATGCAGCTCCTGCAGCCGTTCAGGCACCCGCAGAATGTGGGGCTGGCCTAGTGGCTGCGACCCTGTCGGAGCTGCGTACGGCCGTCACGCAGCGTCTCAGGAACGATCTGCCGGGCGTCCAGGTCTACCAGTACCCGGTCGACAACGTCGACGCTCCTGCGATCGTCGTGGCAGGCCTCGGTCTCGACACGGGCACGTTCGGGGATGCGACCAGCCGCTTCGAGGTCGAGCTGGTGGTGCTGGTGTCCCGACGGCACGTGGACCAGATCGACGTGCTGGACGCCATGTTGAGCC